CTTTTATACCGTCTGCAGATCCCCTAGAGAATTCTTGGTGTAATACTTTGCTCCACATTTGGTCACCTGTTACTCTTACTGGTAAGTTATTTAACATACCTTTCACAGAAAATATATTAGAAGAACTATTAATAATTTTTTTTGCAGTAGGAGTACTGAACTTACCTGTTATAGTACTAAAATATCTATTAGCTGATTCTAATTGTTCACCAAAATCATTCATCTGTTTCTGCGTTTTAGATGCAAAATCATCAGCTGCTTCTTTACCTGTTGAATTTAAGATATCATCATATTGTTGCTTAAAGTTTGAACTAGCTAAATACCCTTGAATGTTTTCTGTGCTAGCCACTTTGTTAAAATCTCCTTTAAATGCAGTTCTTAAGTCGTGAGCTATCCGTGAAGGGTCAGTAAATTTTGTATTAAATAAAGTGTTTGTCAAAACTCTCATTAATCCTTCATATTCAGTTGGTCTTATTTGATCATCTATAGTTCTTATTTTATTAATAACATCAATAAGTGGATCATCAAATCCAGAGTTTTTCATCCTTTGCGCTGCATACTCAGGTACACCTGAATCAGGTACTGTTTTACCAACAAATTGTTGAGGTAAACTAACTTCAAATCTTTCCATAAACTCTTGAGCTGTTTTCTTTGCAGATGCTGTAGGGATAAATTTTGGATTGTTCATTGTATCAACTATTGTATTTAAAGTTTTATACTGTGTTTGAATAGTTTTATTATAGTCTAAAAAGTTCTTCTGCATTGCTGGCAAAAATTGATACTGCAACATACCAACTTGTTCTAATGGGGCTTTGGTGATTACGTTATTTAAAAATGTTTCAAATAATTCTTTTTCAACTGCTTTTCTTTGTTTCTTTGCAAATATGTTTGCAAAAGGAAATACACCAAATGTTTTTTCAAAACCACTTACAATTTTACCACCAAATTTTTCAGGTTGAGCTACAGTAGAGGCACTTAGTTTAATATTATTTTTAGCTGCGGCTTCGGTCAGTTCTTTTGATTCTTTACCTAAACCCAAAATACCTTTCATACCTCTTAAAGTATGAGTAAGAATCGGGCCTAATGAAGAACCTCCTAAATTAAAAAAGACAGCATTACGCATTGCTTCTGCAGAATGCACAAGAACTTGTTGACTATAAGGTAATTTTTTAATGTCATTATTAGAGACCTCACCTAAATCATTATTAGCAGCTGTTGCAAAATCCGTAGCTACGTTGGCTGCATCATATAGTACAGAGCCTGCACCAGCTCCTACAGCTCCAGCTAAGTCTCCTTTTGCTGTAGTTATAGCAATTTGGGTAGGCGCTGCAGCCACTTGTCTAAAACCATCAAAAACTTTACCAAGAGCTCTTGCAGATTTTCTTAATATTTTAACATTACGAATTACTGGCAATCTTTGATAAAGCTGTTCTAATTTATTAAAGTTCATTGCTGCGGCTCTAAACTTATCTTGAGCTAATGTCGCTTGTGGGTTTCTGTTAAATTCACTTATAATTTTTGGCATGTCTTTCATGTAAACAGCTGCCATACCTGTAACATCACCAGCTAATTCTAAATCTGATCTTTCTACACCTTCACCTGTAAATGGAAATATACCCTCAGTAGCTGTTTTAAAAGGATCTGCTCTTTTTTCTTTTTCTTTAGCAATTAATAAAGCACCAATGTTTCTTTCTTTCTCTACTTCTTTTACAGAACTATAACCTTTTAATTGACCTTGCTCAAAAGCTAAATCAACAGCAGCTCGTTGATCATCATTAAGTTTTGATGGGTCAAATGTTTTATCATCTAACCTTTTTTGCAGTTCTTGTATTGTAGCCATTATTCAATTGTCCCCAATATTTGTTTTTGGTTTTTAATAACGTTGTTTACAATTTGTCTGTTTTCATTAAAAGCTTTCATTTCATTTACTACTGGCATTTGAGTAAAACTTAATATGTAACCTTCATTACCACCTGCTTCCATATAACTTTTAGCTGTTTGTTTGAATTGTTGTTCTAAAGTTTTTTGTAAATTTCTATATGCAGATCTAACTTCTCTTTCACCTGTTGTAAAACCTAGTATAGTTGTTACTTGTGCGGCGTCTTCTACATCGGCTCTTGTTAATCTGTCTTCAGATTTATTAGCATTTGCAAGTACATATTTCATTCTTGTTTGGATTAATTTTGCTTTTGTAAGATTGTCTAACTCTCCATCTTTTGCACCTTTAAGTAAATCACCAATTTCTTCTTTGAACATCTTTTTAACTTCTTCTGTATCTTTTATTTGAGCATCAGATGGTTGTATTACTTCTCCTGAAGAATTTAAAATGGGTTCATCAAATGATTCTAAAATTTTTCTATCAATACTATTGTTGTCATAACCAGTGTCCTTACCAAAAAATTCCAAAACATCATTAAAAACTGCTGAAACTTTTTCTAAACCAAGACTTGTTTTTCCAGCTAAACCAAAAGTACCATCAGGTAATGCAAGTACATCATTAGCGTATTTATATCCTTGCGAAATACTTTGTAGTTTATTTCTTTCTTTTGCTAACCGTGCTGGAGATTTTTTTAATTCTTCATATTGAGTGTATTTCATAGGCACTACTTTTGTTCCTCCTGTTTCTGGATCTGGAACAAACATAACATCAATACCTGAGTCTTTTTCTCTACCGATATCTATATATTGACCACCTAATGGATGGTTTGGATTATCAATTTTTACTCTCGTTCTTTCCTTATCGGCTTTTAATATACCCGCACCTTTTTGTTTTTCTTTTGCTTTTAAAAAAGCAACAGCTAAATCTTTTCTTCTATCGTTTTCTTTTGCGTAAAGGGCTAAAGCTGTATCAGCTACACCAGATCCCGCTTGACCTGCAACATCTAAAAATCCTCTTAGACCACCTTGTGCTGTTTTACCTGACATCAGACCTGTTGCAAATTTGAATAATAACAAGTTACTTGTCTGATCATTACCACCTGTAAGTTCTGTAATTCTGTTATAAAAATTATTAAACTCATCAGCCATTGGACTGTTTTGCATTTTCTTTTTAATTCTCTCACCTGCTATTGCATCTTCATCTTGTCTATTTGCAATGTCTGATATTTCCTCTGGATCTAAATCTGTTAGTGGAGGAGTTTCAGGAGTCTTTGACTCATCAACTCTTTTAGCTCCACCTGTTACTGAAGTGTCAAAATTGAATACATTTGCAATTTGATCAACAGTAGCTGTAGGAGTTGATCCTGCTTCTTGTTCTGCTTTATATGCTTCATCTAATTTTTGTTGTGCAATTTTTTTGTAATCAGGTGATCCAATTACAACTTCTTTACCATCAATGACTGTTACTTTACCTATGTTTGCTTTATCTACGTTAACAGCATTCAACACATCTTTTACTTTAAACTCTACTGGTTCTCCTAATACTTGTTCACTTGCAGGTGATTTATCTCCTATTACTGCTCCACTCACCACACCACCTAAACCAACTGCAGTTGTGCCTTTTGGAATTCTTTTTGTAAATTCTTTACCCGTAGCTTGAAAAGCTCCAGCAGTTTCTGGAAATTTCTTTTTAAATGTTCTTTGTGAACCTAACACTCTTGTACCTCTAGAAAGTAAAGGAGTACCTAAAGCAAGACTACCAATACCAAATAAAGTTTGACCAATATCTCCTTCTCTTACTCCTTGTGTAATATCTCCAACTCCTTGACCACCAAGAAGTACACCTGTACCTGCATCTATAGTTCCTGAAGTTCCAGGGAATCTTTTTGATCCTCTAGCCATTAGACCTTGAAGTCCTGACCCACCTGTTCCTTTTGCTAATCCTTTACCTTGGGATCCAATTAACCTTTGTGCAGCTGTCCCTTGGTAACCAATAGGAAAAGCAGTTCCTGCTTGAGCTGCTTTTGATGTACCTAGGCCACCAACTTGTCTAGCTTTTTTAAAAGTTTTATAACCTCTCGCTGCAGCAGGAGCGATTCTGCTTAACATACCTAATGCAGCTGGAATTCCAAACATTACTGGCATTTTTACATTCTCCTATTAGCCATATTATAGGCTGCATAAGCACCGATACCTGTTCCAGCAGCTTGAGCTAATGGATTAGAACCTGGTGCCGTGGTTGCTGTAACGGCTGATTGTGATGTTGGTAAGTTAGTCATGATACCTTTTAAGAATTCTAATCTTTGATAAGGTTCATACGTTCTAGCCATTTCAGTTGCTCTAGAAGCATCAAGAGCTTGTTGGCCTAATGCTCTTTGAACTCCTCCAGCTTGTAATAAACTTGCAATGTCTGCTTGTTGCATTGCTTGCTGTTGGCCACCTAATGCACCTAACAATTGACCTCCCTGCATCTGTGTACCTGTCTGAAATTGTTGTTGAGCTTGAGCTGCACCTAAAGCTTGACCGAATCCTTGTTGTAAAGCTTGACCAATATTTGCTTGTGTTGCTCTTTGTAATTCTGCTCTTTGTATACCTTCTCTTGCACCACCGAATGCGCCTGCACCAATTGCATTAGCTGACAATTGATTTTGTGCCATCTGTCCTTGTCTTGCAATTTCATCAGTAACATATGATTGAAAAGGATTTAAAAATTGATTAATATTTGGAGCAGCCATAGCTGTTTGTTGAGCACCTAATACTGAGCCAATACCTGCTGTTGTTGTCGGAGCACCAACTCCTGTCGTTCCAGCTTGTGTAAATCCTGTTTGCTCAAGACCTGATGGACCTGCAACTTGAAACGCAGGTATACCTACAGGAGTAGATGCAAGTTTAGCAGCTTGATCGTAGAGTGCGAGTTTTCGGCTTTCTACTTCTGGTGCTTCTCTAGCTATCGATACTTGTGTTCCTGAAGTGGAGCCGCCTCCGCCGCCACCACCTCCGCCTCCGAAGATGAAACTCATATTATTTTAACTCCTTTGTATATAAATATCTTTTTACTTTCCATTCTTTAGTACCCAAAAATTCTTTCCAACCCGGTCTTGCATGCACTGCTATTTTCTTGCAACCCTCTGATCTCGCTAGATCTTCTATTGTTTCTGCAGCTTCGTCTTGCCATAGTTGTCTTTTTTCTCCTTTTAACAATATTACTTCACACTGTTTATAGTTCGGTAAAACCATTATACGAGTAACAAATACACCGAACACTTTGTATTTCTCACCATCGTCAGAGCCAAACATCATAAATAATTGAAAGGCTCCTTGTTCAATTCCTTCTTTAAGATCTTCAATACTCATGGGTTCTCCATCATATTTTAGACCTTCTCTTAACATAAACTCTACAAGCGACCAGTACTCGTCGAGCTTTTTAGCTTCGATGTATAATACACCGACTTCTTTTTTAATTTGCTTTTTTTCTGGACGCATCTAACAAATCAAAAATTCTTTTAAACTTTGCCTGTTGGTCATAGAAGAATGCAGCACCTTTTTTACGCATATCTTTATAACTTTTAGGATCACCACCTTCCATGATACCTGCACCGAGTATAGCATCTGCTCTTGAAACAAATTCACCATCAGCTAATTGTGCTAACATAGTATCTTCATCTTTGTCTCCAGAACCTGCTCCATCTTCTACATATCCAGAAGCTCTTACATAGTTATTTGTGTCTTGTTCATCGTGGTCAATTTTAGATGGTAAATAATTTATACCACCTTCGTTAAACTTTTTTACTTCTGCAATTCCTCCTTTACTAAAAGTAAATAATGAATTACCCTGTTGATATGAATAAGGAGATATTCCTGCAGCTTCTCCTTCATAGTCGTAAGTATCTAAAATATTTGCTAATTGTTCATCTGCTTTTTCTTTTGCGGCTTTGTAATCTTCGGGTTTTGTACCTTCAGGCATTTCTACAGGTTCATCTTCACCTAATAAACTTGTTGCTCCTAAAGTTAAACCTAATTTTTCTCCTGTACCTAATCCTAAGAAACCTGAACCACCTTCACCTGTAACAGGGTTTGCGCTTGTTCCAATTAATCTTTGTATTCCACTTCCCATGTTTGCAGGAACTGATGCTATTTGTTGACCAACACTAAGTTCAGAAGCACCCATTTTTGCTAACTCTGCAGCAGATGGTTGTCCTAAGAAATTACCACCTTGAAACATTGCAGGCATTGAACTTGCTCTACCAAAGGCTGTCATACCAGGTACTCCTGCCATACCACCTAATTGTCCGAGACCGCCTGCTATTGCTGCATCTCTTAATGATCGTTTTGTTGATTTACCTCTTAACTTTTGTATGCCAAAGGTTGCAAGTGCTATTGTAAATGGATCCATAATAATAATTTTAACTAGTTATTACGGTATTTTATCTTATATATAGCTATTCTTCAATATCAGTCAATTTTATAGAACTCATCCTTGACTTTGCCTGAATACTTATATTCACCTATATGGGTTATTTCTTCGTCACATAAGGCATGAATTTTGCCACCTATTGATGTCCATAACTTACAAAAATAAAAGTCTTCACCCATATAAGTTTTGTTCTTTGGACTCCAATAAGTATCAAAAAAATTATAATAATTAGGTCTGTCTATTAATTCTCCATTTACAAGCGTCTTTTGACTAATAGTAAGCTCTTTGTAATGTTCTTTTAATTTATCAAATGCTGATCTTTTAATCATCATCATACCCGTTGGCCCTTTGTTTACTTCAATAAAACCATCTTGAGGTCTAATATCGTTTGTGTCTGGTATTTCTATAGGAAATAAATGTCCCATACTATGAATACTATCGTCAGGTCTTGTTTCAAAATCTTTTCTAAACTTAGCATCTGTTTTTTGTTTCATTGGATAAGGTATTAAAGATACTTCATGAGGTGACTTAAAAAGTCTATAAACTGATCTTGTGCTAAATTCAATATCAGAGTCTATAAATAACATTTGTGCAGCATCTGAATTCATAAATGCAGAGGCACATAGATTTCTCCCTTGTGTTACTAAAGAAGATTTCATTAATTGAAATGTAATTTTTGTTTTATTTAAAATACATTCTTTTTGTAAATCTAAACAAGCTTTCATATAATGAATTGAAACTTCAGAATGCACAGGAGTGCATACCATTAAATGATCCTTATTTATTTCGTTGGACATGAATTACCCCTTTTAAAAAACCTTCCCAATTTCTACTAATGTTACGCCAATCATAAAATCTTTTATAATATTCTTGTTGAAATTTAAATACATTTGTTAAATCATTTTGTAAAATTTTTTTTGCTTCTACACAACATTCTGCCACCTGTTGTGCTAATTTTGCTTTGTTCTGTGTGAAAGGAATATAAATAGGAAACTCTGCACAAGTTTCAAATAATGCACCGAGATCCGTGGTTATTAATAACTGACCTGCAGCAAGTGATTCCATTGCTGATATACAAAATGTTTCTTCCCAAATACTTGGAAAACAGTTAACATCATATTCTTTAAGCTTACCCATTAAAGTTTTGTGATCACAATAGCCCATGTAATTTACATTAGGTAAATCTTTTGCCTTTTGATATAAATCTTGATATTGACTATCATTATGGTCTTTAAATTGCTTTCCATAGATAATTGTGCTTGAATAAACATCCAAAGTGATATCTGGATCTCTATCTACTAAAGATTCCATGGCTGTTAAAGCTACTTCTAAACCTCTCCATGGTGTAGAGATGTAACACATTTTTAATTTTTTCTTTGGGGTAAAATCTTTTTTTAATTCTAATTCTTCATAATCAATTCCATTTTTTATAACAGTGCACTTATCTTCGGGTATTTTAAAAAACATACGATATTTTTCATAACTCCAGTGACTATTAAAAACATACCAATCATATTTAGAATGGTTTTCTTTATTTTGAAACCAAGGTGCTAAATTTGGTTGATCATAAGAATTTTTCAACCACAGTATGTTGGCCTTTATTGGATCTAAAGGTTCTTTTTCTGGTATAGATGTAGTTATTTGAACAGAATCAAGTATGCCTTGATTCGCATATTTTTTTAAATAAGCTAATTGTAATTCAGTTCCACCTGCAGGTTGCATTATGATTTGGTTTTACCAAATACTTCAAGAGATGCAACTGTTATTTTTTGGTTAATTTGTAAGTCATCCAAAGTAGTATCAGTACTGGGATCAGCAACATCAGAATCAAAATGAGCTTTGCTATCATATTTTTTTCCAGTTCTTTTATTAAGAACTTCTTCCTCAGCCTTAGCTGGTACTACTGGTACTTCTTCTCCATTAATTATGACTGTTTTTTGTTTTTCTGTCATTATCGTCCTTGTCGGTTGTAAGATTTATAACATCTTTTTTTGTGCTTGTTAAGACTCTTAGTATGGCGACGCGGACGCTTTCTAGGTTTAGGTCTTGGGACAAAGTGGGTAAATTTAACTCTAGCCATTTTCTTGTGATCTATCTATTAATGCGTAAGATATAGCACCTTGAATCTTACCGCTGCCTGTAGCTGCTTGTACTGTTATCGAATCACCAGCTTCTAAATTTAAAGTCTGAGGTGTAGCATTTACTTGTGTCTTGGCTGCAACATCATCCCTAAAAAATTCATATTCAGCACTAGAGTCAGATGAATCAACCAAGTTCATATTAACTAAAATTGCTGATGAAGCATCATTATTTGCAACATAAACACTTTTTATTATTATTGTTGCATTAACAGGACATGTTAAAGCTGTCGTTTTAGTTGTGCCAGTTTGTTTATAACCTTGATTTTTATACTGTATAGTCATGATAAAAAATAATTAAAAGTTTCACTTTCGTTTTTTTGTTCTTGTTGATATGAAGTATTTAATTGATTTTGTAAAGTTTCCAAAGCTAAGTTTATTTGTCTAAAAGAATCAGTATTAAATTCTTTTGGTGGCTCTGGTAGAAATACTTGCACTTTAGCCATTATCTTCTTCCATCAGGTTGTATATCAAATCTAAATTGACCAAATCTCCAACTTTCATTTGTACTATCATTTTCTATTTTTACAGCAGCTAATCTTGCTCTTGCTCTTGTATCTACTTTATCCGTTGTTGAATTAATTGTAAATGGCCCCAAAGGAGAACCTTGTTGTACATTAGCAGGATAGTCTCTTAACTCCAAAGTAACTTTTGCATTCCCATTTATATATTTAAAATCTGGTATAAATCTTCTCACTTTTATAAAAAATTCTCCATCTCCCTGAGCATCTAAATCAAAATCTCCCGATAAGATAAATGAAGAAATAGCATTTACTGTGCCATTAGCTAAAACTTCATTTGTACCTTTTTCATGTTCAAAAACTCTTGAAGCACCGTTTGATACTCCTTGAACTGTTGGTGTGTTTGGGGCAAGATTAGTAGTAAATTCAGTTGCAACTGGATCTGCAAAAATACGACTGTCTTCATATGTAGTCCTTGCTAAGGTTCCTGTAGTCCATGTTTGTTCAGCATAGTTGTAAGTTACTACTCGATCTACAAAATTAGAACTTGCACTAGCATAAAACCAAGATAGTTCAGAAAATAAACTATTGTGAGATCCACAAGTCAGCTCAGAGCCGTTTGCAAAATTAAAACCTGGAGCATTATTATTTGTTTGAAATACAAAATCTTCTACAAGCGAACCTAATGATTTAACAGTTCCATCAAAAACAAAAAATCCACCTGAATCTGACATCCAATAAACTGCACCATTAGCATAAACAATAGCGTGCTGACCTACGCACCCACAGTTTGATCCGACTTGTCTAATACTAAATGTAAATGGTGGGCCTACAAATTGCATTAAATATGCTGAGGTGTCAGTTAAAATTAATATGTAATCTTTTGCTTTTGCAGCTCCTACTATTTTTGTTCCACTATCGATTCTAAAAGAACCCGCTGTATTTGTTGATGTAGCAGTATAATCAGTTAAAGATTCTTGATCTGAAAATCTAATAAACATTTTATCTTGCGTAGAACTTGATCCAATAGTAGTTTCTGTTCCAAGTATAATAAGGTGTCTGTCTCTATCAGAAACCATTGTCATGACAGATTTTGTAGGAGCTCCAGATATTACGGCTGCTCGTGTAGTTAAACCACCGCTTGGATTCCAGGAAAAAGTTGCACCATTTTTAATTGTTGCAATTAAAACTTGACCAAAATTATCAAGTGACCATGATCCTGGATCAAGCACTACATTTGATGTTGTCCTTGCAGTTCCCCATGTAGAAGCACCCCATAAACCTGTACTCCAACCATATCCAAAAGATTGTTGTAATGGACCTACTTTAAAATAAGCTTTTAAATCAAGTGTTCCGTTGTTCGTGGTGCCTGAACCTGATTCATTAGTAGGCATTTTAATTGTAAAAGTAGAAGTCGTCGGTGCCAACTGAACTTCAAATAAAATATTATCGAAGTCTGCAGCAACATATCCTGTTTGTGCAGCATTGAATGATCCTGCGTTTACAAATGTAACAATGTCACCTGGCTCAAGACCATGACTTGAGGGACAAGTTATTGTTACGATATCAGATCCACTAGATGTAGTTATATCACATCCTGATTGAGCTAATGAAGTATCAAAAGGTGTAATGTCATGATAATCATTACCGTCGTATATATATAAAATTTTGTTTGTACCAAAAGCAATATATCTTCTACCGTCTAAATCAGTCCAACTATGCGAAGCTCTTGCCGCACCTATTAACTGTTTATCTAAAATTTCAGACCAACCACCAATTTTTTCAGGCATTGAATATCTAAATCTAACAAAGTCACCATCTACCCATTGGTTTTCAGCCCCCGAAGCAGACGCTTGTTTATTAAATCCTGGTGCAAATTGTACTTTTGTTAAAGGCATGGCCTAATTATACACCATAAGAGTATATCTATAAAGATTAGTCTTTTGTGCTTTAAAATTTTGATAATATAGTATTATTCAGCAATCCAAGCTGTGCCGTTCCAATTGTAGACTGTTTTTCCAGAGTAGCCACCTTCTGCAGCATCATTTGTTTTTCTTGCTTCCCAACCTGTATTATTATCTGCTTGATATTTTGTTTCATTCCATAAAATAGAATATGACCAAACACTAGGATCAGCACCATCGTCTATAATTGTTGGATAAGCTATTGGAGCTTGCCAACCATCTGAATTCAATGTCCAAGATGCATGGGGTTTTTGTTCAATAAATATATCGTGTTCAGAATTGTAGACGTAACCTAATCCAGCATATTGTTTTCTAAATTTATGATTATAAGAAGTTTGTTTCCAAGTCCCACCTTTAAAGAATTTATTACACCATGTTTCACCATCAACATGCATATCATTTTCTCCTAATGGTCCTGCTGCTGTAGGTATATCATTACCAACAACTACAACTCTTTTTACAATATTATTTTCATCTAATTCTGCAAAGTGTGCCATTTAAAAAATCTCCAGTTAATCAACTATATGCTATATTACTTTTTATTCTTAGTCAACTTAGTACCCTTAAACCAAGCAGGTAAGCCTAATAAAGGTCTTTTATCTAAATGATTTACTTTAGCTTGTTTTGAATTTGCTTTGTTGTAATGTAAAAACACCTGTCCACAATGCTTACCTTTAAATTCTTCTCTCCAATGTTCAAGGTCACAACCTGAATATATCAACATATCTCCTGGTTCTAAATCTACTTTAACACCTGCATGACCTTTTTTACCTGTAGGATCAAGATATATTGGCCAAGTATCACCACCAAGATTCAGTGTAGTAGATATTTCACAAGAGTATCTATCCTTATGTCTATGTAATACGTCTCCATTTTTATATATTCTTGCATAAGAATATGTTTCACTTAACTTTAAACCCGTGTGTTTTTCCATAACAGGTTTTACTTGTTGTAATAAAGTTTCCATAGCAATGTCTGCATAATGAGAATATGTATTTGGAACTTGATTATCATTCCATACACCAAAATATTCTGTAAAAGGTGATATGTATTTTGAATCAAATAGTACTCTAGCTACATTTCTTTTATTCAAAAAGTATTTGTAAACAAACTCTGCTAATTCAGATGAAATAGCTTTTTTTAATACTGTATATTTATTTTTTTTAAACGACATTTAATACTCCTTTAGGTATGGCTTGACAGTTGAAATGTATAAACCTAAACGGTTCATATCCTATATCAACTATATATTGGTGGGGTAGATATGATGGAAAAAATATCATAGTGCCTGGTTTGATTTTAAAAACAATTTGTGAGGTTGCAAATGTAACATTTTTTTTATCTTTTTCAGGTAAAAGATTCATAATATTACCTGGTCTTGGATCCTCAAAAACAGGGTGAGAAGTTCTCTCACTGCATTTTAAAAAATAAAAACCAGATATGTGTCCATTCCAATGAGTATGTAAAGAATGATAGCCACTCCCTTTTTTCGCAAACTCTTGCACCCATAACTCTGTTATAAAAACTTTATAATTTGTTAAATCAAAACCCATCTCATTTAAAAGATTATGCGAAGTTGCACCAGCGTAATTTTGTAATTCAAAAAAATTAGGATCATTAATTAAACTTTTTGAGTGAAAAACATTACCAGCATCTCCTTTGTTACCAAATTTTTTATTTCTTTTATCAATTTGAGGTTTTAAAATTTTTTTTGATTCTTCAATATAAGAATCAGAAGCTTTGTTTAATGAATCTACAAAACAAGGTTCCTCAGCAGACCAGATAGGTGTTGCAAAATAATGTTCTAATCTTAGTTTTTTCGGATAACTTTTAATCTTTTCTTTTTTATTTTTCATGCTTGTTAAAAATAATTAAAATTTACGGTAACT